ATAGATATTGGATGAGTCATTGAGAAATGATTTGTTTTCAGCTTTTTCATCTATTACCATGCTTCCGGATCCCATTATTATGTATTCCACATTTATAAATGGGTATGATAATTTCATACGGCGGATATTGTCGATTGATAACTTTTTCCTGCCGTTCTTTAAGTCGCTGACACCTGCCTTATTAGTTTCTAATACACCAGCCAGCTGTATATAGTCAGATAGAACTCCCCTACTCTTTAGTTCTTCTACTACTTCAAAGAATCTGATATTTTCCTCCATTATTCGATAAAAGTATGAAAAATTACGCTATTTAATTTTGTAGTATGAGATTTTCATACTAAATTTGCATCACGGTTACAATGTAAACGGCTGTAAAAGTACAAATAATAAATGAATAACATCATGGTGAGATTGATTTTTGATATTCAGGATGCTCAAAAAGGCAATGAGGCTATAAGTGATAACCATTTTTTGAGTGAAAAAATGAAGCCGGAATTTAGTAATACATGGCTGATTGATCCGGAACAATTCAATACTGATAGTGCCTACGAATTTTTAGAGGAATTGATTGATCATCTTACACGCTGGGGTATTGAAAGAGATGCATACGAATTTGAACCAGTGAAAGCGGAAAATTAAAATCAAATAATATGAAAAAGAGAATCGTAGTTGATAGAGGGATGATATCCCAAATATCGAAAGACTTTAAAGTAACGAGGCAAGCCGTGTATAAGGCTCTAACCTTTGACAGCGATAGCGATAAGGCTCGTATGCTTCGCAAAGTAGCCATTGAACGTGGCGGTGTAGAAATCAAGGATCCAACCTCTCAAAAACAGTCAGTATGAAAAAGTTATGTATGATCTTATTTAGAGATGAATTTAAAGAATTTCTCTCTTTGACGACAATGCAGAAGTTGTATGTATGGTATTTCTGTTTAAGCCTTTGCTCTCTATGTATAACGGATGATAGTCCCGTGTGGGCGATTGTATTGGTGGTTTTGAATTTTGCTAATGCTGCTCGTTTGATTAAAAAAGTACCGCTTTCAGTTGATGAGGATAATATAAAAATGGACTAATCCCGGACGGTCTTATGAGGTGGTTCGAATCCACCTCCGGGGGCTAATATTTGATAGACAAATGGAGTATTTTAATAAAATAATATGTGTAACCTATGATGAGCTGGTTAATCGCAGAGATGGCGAACCTGTTATCAAAATAAATACACTCGACTCGTTGCTACGCAGGAAACCATATCTGCGTGTACAGCGTGGCGGTGGCCTCGAAAGTTACGCTCTTATTGATTACTCCGCTTTACCTGAACGTTACCGGATCCGCTTTGAACAAAAGTATGGGGATCCGGTGGAGTTAATCAAAGAGAAGTGTATGAAAGACAGGCTTAAAATAGATGAAGCAGCCCGGATATTCTTTGAGGATTACCGGTATGATAAGGCCGGGGAGTTAGTAAGTCTTGCAGAACCCAAAAAAGCTGAATATACCATCAACGCCTCAGTACTGAACGAGTTAATATCCATCCTGAATGACCGGGAGGGTTATCGTAAGGCTTTAGGTGGAAGTACAAAGAAAGTATGGGAAACGATCATCGGAACGTCAGACCGCCTCCGTGATTCTTATGGCCATACGCTACCTGAAAACGCCGCCCGGCTGAAAGACAAAATAAACCAATACAAAAAAGAGGGTTACTCCTGCTTGATCAGCAAGAAAATGGGAAATGGCAATACCCTGAAAATAACCGAGGAAGCCGGTAACATGATTATAGCGTTAAAGCGGAGCAGCGTTCCCGTTTATACAGATGCTCAAATATTCGTGGAATTCAACCGGATTGCAGATGAGAAAGGTTGGAAGCAGCTCCGGAGCATTCAGAGCCTTCGGCAATTCCTGAACCGTCCTGACATCGAACCGTTATGGTACGATGCCGTTCACGGGGAGCTGAAAGCTCACCAGCGTTACAGCCGCAAGAATAAAACCGAGCTTCCCTCGATACGTGACTCCTTGTGGTATGGTGACGGTACGAAAATCAATTTGTATTACAAGGATTACGACAAAGACGGTAAGCTGGTTGTTCGTACTACTCAGGTTTACGAGGTTATTGATGCTTATTCGGAGGTGTTTTTGGGATACCATATTTCAGACAGCGAGGACTACGAGGCGCAATATAATGCCTACCGCATGGCCGTTCAGGTATCAGGTCATAAACCTTACGAGCTGGTGCATGATAATCAGGGAGGCCACAAAAAGCTGCAGAATAGCCATTTCTTTGATAAG